GATGTGGAGATTGTATGAGAGCTTTAAAAAACTTCTGGAGATACGTTATAGAAAAATGGCAAAAGACATCATAAAGGAATTACTAAATAAGTACGATTTAGAAACCAACGACAAAACGGTTAACGCTGTTATGTCAATTATTGAATTAGGATTTGACGCCACATGGTTAAGAAACGTTCAAATAATAAAGGACTTCGATATTCTATATAAATTAAACACCCCTACAATGCGTATCTATTCTAATATAGGTATTAAGTATAAAACATCTGGAGATAGTGTGAGAACTATTGTAAGAAATAGAAGTTTATACGAGATTTAATTTTCTGTTATATTATTTAACAAACTTTTATATTGTGTTTTACGTTTAATACAGTATAAAATTTTATGTAAATGATATTTAACAAGGTTAACGAACACAAAGCGGAGTTAAACATAAACGACGAAATAGGATTCTGGGGATTAACACATCAAGACTTTACCAATCAACTAAGAGAAGTTGAAGATAGAGATATTCAGTTAAACATTGCTAGTTATGGTGGTGCTGTTACTGATGCTTTTGCTATTTACAATTCTCTTAAATCACACAAAGGTAGAATTACTGCAAACATTTATGGAGATTCAGCAAGTTCAGCAACATTTATAGCAATGGCTGCTGATGAAATAAAAATAGCTGACAATGTTATGTTTTTGATACATAACGTATGGAGTGGAGTTGTAGGCGAAGCAGATGATTTAAGAAAAGCAGCCGATAATATGGATAAGGTAAACGAAAACATTATAGACGTTTACAAGAAAAGAACAGGACTTAATAAATCTAAGATTAAGTCTTTAATGAATGCTGGGGATTGGTTGACTGCTAAAGAAGCTAAAGAGAATAAATTAGTGGATAAGATAGTAGAACCTAGCGAGGTTTTTAACAGAACAGAAGCGACATTAATGAATTGTGCTAATGACAAAATGAAAGAAGCACTTTTAAACAAAGTAAATCAATTAAATAATAATAAAAATCAAATCGAAATGAACGAAGAAACAAAAGGTTTCTTGGCTTCTTTGAAAGATGACATCTTAAACGCTATCAAGCCAAAAGAAGTTGTAGCAGAAGAAGTTGAGAACAAAGAAGAATCTTTCTCTAAAGAGGAAGTAGAAACAGTTGTTAATTCTATTAAGAACGAAGTTGTAAAATCGAAAGAGGAAGCGACCACAATTCTTAACGCTAAAGAAGAAGAAATTGCATCTTTGAAAGCTGAGTTAGAAAAAGCAAACGCAAAGAAAACAGAAGTAAAAGCAAGTACTAAATCTCCAGATAATGCTGATAAAAACATTACAGAAGAAAAAAGTGCAGTCGCTAACTTCTTTGAAGCAAGATTAAAAAATAAATATTCATCAATTTTAAAATTCAAATAATATGGCTAATGTAGCAGCAGCGAGTTTCTCGCACACATACGCTGGAGAGGAATTAATAAATGAGTTGTTTTACCAACCAGAAGAGATGGCTCCTAGCCTTTCTGAATTATATAGATTCGTACCAGTTAAAGGAGATAAAGTAAATGTTTACTTACCTCAAAAATTAAGAAAAATTCTTAGAAAATATACATCTTGTGGCTTTACTGCTGCTGGTGGTACTACAACTATTGTAGATAAGACTTTGTCAGTAGAAAAAATCAAAGCAAATTTAGAGGAATGTGTCGATGCTTGGGATGATACAATCTTTGCTGAGATGATGAAGCCAGGAGTTAATAGAGATGATTTAAGCGGAACTATTATTGATACAATTATTAAGAATCAATACATTAAAGCTGCTAAATCTGATATTAATAGAGCTGTTTGGTTTGCAGATATTAATGATGCTGATGCCGATTGGAATCAATTTGATGGTTTTGTAACATTAATGTTAGATAACTCTGCTTCTATTGGAGCTTCAAGATTCATTGATGCAGATAGTACTTCTTTTGAAAGTTCAGATGCTTTAGCTTCTGGGGGTTCTTTAGGATTACTTAGACAAATTTGGGAAAACCAAACACCTGAATTAAGAGATTTACCAGCAAGTGAAAAAGTATTTTATGTAACTAATACAGTTAAAGATAATTACTTAACTACTTTAGAATCTCAATCTAATGTAGCTGGTCAGATGATGATTCAAGATGGTGTTACTAAACTTTACTTTAGAGGTGTTGAATTAGTAGTTATTCCAGAATTTGACTCTAACCTAGCAGACACTACTAACCCACACTACGGTACTGGTTTAGCAATAGGTTCTAACTTCATAGTATTTGGAGCTAAAAGTAACTTTGTATTTGGTTCGGATGTAGCAGAAGGTTCTACCTCATTCAAAATCAGATATGCTGATGATGATGATGAGAAAATGAAAGTAACAACTAAATTTAAGTTAGGTGTTCAAATCATTCACTACGAGCTTGTAGCTTTAGCATACTAAATAACAATTATAGGGAGTAATTTCGGTTACTCCCTTCACTATAAAAAATTAATAAAATGGCAGAATTAGCAAATGATATTCTAGTAACCTGTACAGATGAAAATCGTAGAGGCGGTATCAAGCGTATTTTTGTAGCCAATAGAGAAAACATAACTTCATTTACTCCTGGGTCAGTTCAAGATTACACAGCTGTAACAATGGACGCTACGAGTGATGTTTTCTTTGAGATACAAATAGACGACGAAGGTGGTTCTATTGTTGGGGAATCTTCTAAAGAGAATGGTTCTTCTATGGTTGAATACACAATAGAAGCGAGAATACCAAAATTAGATAAGGCTAAAGCATTTACTCTACAAGCATTATTTACTTCTTGTAAGGTAGTTGCAATAGTTGAAACTTATATAAGTACAGGAAGTTATAATCAATCGTTTGTAGTTGGATGGGATGAATTACTAGGTAGAGATGCTGCATTAAATTGTGCGGTTTCAACTACTTTAGAGGCTGAACTACAAGGGCAAAACGCTTATACTTTAACTATGAGCGGAAAAAGTGGAGAATTAAACAGAGAGTTTGTAGGAAGTATATCTTCTAATGCTAGCGGAACTGTAAACTTTGGTTCTTAATATATAGGGGTAGTTAATTCTACCCCTTATTTAAACTTATTTTATGTACAGAATAAAAGAAAGTGGTAAAGGAAAGTTGTATTGTTATACAGAAGGGTGTTTTGCTCTTAATGACAATTTAAAGCAATCAGTACTAAAACAATTATTTAACGATAAATGCCCTCATATAGATTATGAAAGACAAGCCACAACAGAGGAAGCCTCGACACAATTCGAGTCAGTACCAGAAGAAGACACCGAAGATAAGAGCAATGGCTACGCAAGACGCAAAGCCAACAACGGAAAAACAAACAAAAAGCGAAAAGCAGACTAAGTGGTATCCATTCTTTCCAGATAGTGATAACACATATATTAATGATTTAGCTTTAAGAGCAAAGAGAAGTCCTACTCATGGAGCTATATTACAATCAAAAGCAATTTATACGGCTGGAGAAGATTTTATTTACTACAAAGATGGTAAAGCCGTTTCTTATGAAGATTTAGATTCTAAATTTAAAGAATGGATAGGTAGTGTAAATTCTGACAACGATAGCCTACATTGGTTATTCGGCAAATGTGCTTATGATTATATATATTCTGGTAATACTTACTTAGAGTGTTCTAAAGGTAAAGAGAATTTATATTTATTTTATCAAGACGCTACTAAGCATAGAGTTTCTGAAACTGATAGTTATATTTCTGCTTATTGGAGAGATATAAAAAACAATTCTAGTTATAATACTGATGAATATCCTACTGCTATTGTTCCTTTATGGGATGGTAAAATAGATACTAAGCAAAAAAACTTTATTGTTCATACTAAAAATGATACTCCAGAGTATGATTATTATGGATTGCCAGAAAATATACAAGCGTTAAAATGGGCTGATATTGAATATAAAATAGTTCAATTTAACTTAGATATGTTTAAGAATGGTTTTTTTCCTAGTGTAGCAATAGATTTATTTGGCCAAGCTCCACAAGGAATG